AAAAATATAAAAATATAAAAATATAAAAATATAAAAATATAAAAATATAAAAATATAAAAATATAAAAATATAAAAAATTATTATCATTTAATAATATTATTAGTATTATTAAATGACAATAGTTAAGCATTTAGTTTTCTCAGGAGGTGGTCCTATTGGATTTGTTGAATATGGTGCATTAAAATATTTAACTGAGAAAAATTTTCTTGACTATAAAAATATAGAATCGATTTATTCTATATCAGTTGGAGGTATTATAGGTTTAATTTATATATTGAATTACGATTGGACATGGATGGATGATTTTTTAATTAAGAGACCTTGGAACAAATTATGTAATATTTCTTATAGTTCATATATTAATATATTATATGAAAAAGGCATAATTAATAAAAAAGTCATAATTAGCGCACTAGAGCCATTATTTTTAGCTAAAAATATACCGCTAAATATTACACTATTAGAGTTTTATAATTTAACAAAAATAGAGTTCAATATATTTGCTTGTTGTTTGAGCAACTTAAAGCAAACCAAATTTAACTATATTACTACTCCAAATGTTGAATTAATAGATGCTTTATACATATCTTTAGCTGTTCCAATAGTTTTTGCACCATTATATGTTAATGAGGACCTTTATTTAGATGGTGGTATAATAGTTGGCTGCCCTATTAATCTATGTATTGCAGACAAAGAATGCAATAATGATGAAATATTTTGTTTTATGAATGATAAAATGCATCCTATTGACTTATCTAACAGCTTTTATAATAAATATTCGGAAAATACTAAAGCCAATAATGTTATATCTAAAGAGGCTAATTTTTTCGAATATATATTTTTTCTTATTAAAAAGTTGTTTGTTAAGATTTCAAATGTCGAAAATGATATTGTTACTTATATTAAAAACCATATTAATACCGCATTATCATATAATTCTATTGATATAAGCTATTGGTTTCAAGTTATGTCTTGTGAAAAAGAACGATGTCATTTAGTAAATTTAGGAAAAATACAAGCAACGAATTTTCTTAATAAATTAGAAGAAGATGCACTAAAAGAAACTAGACGTGATGAACAAATTGCTACTTTAGTTAATCATGAAGGAGAGGCAGAAGCACATGCAGAAGCACAGGCAGAAGCACAGACAACCATAACCATAAGCATAAGCATTAGTAATCAAGAAAAAGAAGAAGGAACAGGAGAGGCAGAACCTAACACTAGCTCTTTAACTAATCAAGAAGAAGAAAGAGAAACAGACTCTAAGTCTTCTTTTTAATAGTCGATTCTAAAAATTGTATTAAATTTTCCTTAGTTGGTTTAGCATCATAATCATATACTTTTCCTTTATATATTAATTTTATGGTTGGATAACCTTGTATTTTATACTTAGTTGCCATAGCTGTATTTTCATCACAATCTATTTTAGTTACTGTAATTTTATAGCTGTTTTCAGCATTTAATCCATTAACATAGTCTTCAAATTTCTTAATTTCTGGCATAGATTGCTTACAATAAGGGCACCATTGTGTATAAAAATATAATACTAATACATCATCACTATTATTGCCTTTTTTATTAATAAATTCTTTATTTACTTGATGTTTCTTATTTATTAAATTCTTGATAAAATATTTATATACATATAGTGCTACTAACAAAAATAGTGCTACTACAACTAATAGTAGTATCAGCTTTTTCTTGTCTTTTGCGCTATTTACAAAATCATCTTTGAATTTTACTAAATAACTATTCAAAATCTTTGAAATGTTTTTAAACATATTTATTTATATATAATAAATAATTAATTATTTTATATTTAACATAATAAATAAATTATTATATTAACTAATATTATTAAGTAATACTATTTAAAAATATGATAAATACTAAAAATACTAAAAAAAATACTAAAAATACAAAAAATACTAAAAAAAAAACAAAAAAGCTTATGATTTATAATACTAAAGATTACAGTAGCGGAGATGGTATGTTAACAAGTATATGGGGGCCTAGTTTGTGGCATTATTTACACGTAATGAGTTTTAATTATCCAATTAAACCAACTAATTTACAAAAACAAAAATATAAACAATTATTGCTTAATTTTCAGCACACATTGCCTTGCAAATATTGCAGAATAAATCTTAAAAATAATTTTAAAAAGTTTCCACTAACAGATACTATTTTTAAAAACCGCAATAATTTTTCGCGTTATATTTTCAATTTGCATGAACAAATAAATAAAATGTTAGGAAAGAATTCGGGGCTAACATATTGCGAAGTGCGTGATAATTATGAAAATTTCAGATCCCGTTGCACTATTGAAAAATCTAAACTATTTAATTATACAAAAAAGAAAGAAAAAGAAAAAGGTTGCACGACACCATTATATGGAAAGAAATCTAAATGCGTAATAAATATTGTTCCTCAAGAGAAAAAATGTAAAACATTTAAAATAGATAAAAAATGCTTTAAGCATAAATAAATTAATTATTTTAATTAAAATAAATAAAATAACTAAAATAAATAAAATAATTAAAATAAATAAAATAGTTATATATGTTATAAATGCATAAACGTTCCCACTCAAGAAAAAAAAAGCGTATTAACTTCGCAGCGTTCTCTAAGAAAAAATTAATCAAGTTTATAAAAAATCTTACACGAAGAACAAGTAAAAGATTTAGAAAGTTTGGAAAACAAAAAGGAGGATGAGGAGAGATGCCTGCTTAAATAATTTAAACAGGTGTTATAAAAAAATAATACATACTATGAAAATATTATGATTAATCTAATTTATTAGAGTCATAATGTTTGAGAAAAATGTATATAACAATTATTATTACTATTTAAAGATATAAATAGAAATAATATTTAGCTAATATTTAGCTAATATTTAGCATTAATATAGTTTATTTAGGTTCCAAATGTGCTAAAGTCTGCTAGCACAGGTCTTGGTAAAAAGGCGTTATTTATACCTTGCTCATAATTTGGAACTTTCTTACATTCAAAATTGCTTTCTGGGCATCTTTGTGGTGGAGGACACGGAGCGGTAGTTTCTTTATAAACGGTCTTTACTTTAGTATGATTGCTAGAGTCATCCACATTTTTGGTGCCTATATTTTGCGATAATAGATTACCATCTGGGTCAAATTTAAACACATCCTTCATAGATGTGTTATTAGTGTTTAATGTGCTAGTGTCTTTTGCTGAAACACTAGGTATTTCTTTAGTTGCGGAAATAGCGACATCACTATTTAAATATGAATTTTTAGCCATCATAGGTGTTACTTGTGGAGCAAATAGTGTTTCGGCATATTCTAACGGATTCATAGTATTTACAGGATTTACAATTGGATTTGACGGTAAATTCATAGCGGTTTCAAAATTATTGTATATAGGCGGAACATAGCTAGAACCGAAATTGCCTTTGTTCAATAAATATAAAAATAGCTCATCATTCATATCTTGCGTTCCATTAGCCTTTCCAAATAGCCCTGAAAAGTTTATATCACCAATTGAGGCTGATGCACTTGCAGGCGTTGTATTTGCTGACGATTCTACTATTAGTGTAGTTTCTTTTAAAGCGATTGTTTGAAATACTCCTGATTTAATAATGTCTACATTATTAATTCTCATATTAAAACTCGATAATTTGTTATTAGATAAATCATATAAATTTCCTGAGTTTTCAAGCATTAACATATACATACCGCAAATGTCTGTAGGTGAGCTAGCCGATTTTAGTGTTGCAGTTACATCTAATATAACACTGGGCTTAACATTATATAATTGCACAGAACTATTATCTTTAGTGTATCCTATTAATGCCTTGTTAGCTATAAAATAATTCTTTAAACTTGACACGATTCCCGATTTAAAGTGGTCCTTTGTAACAGTTTTAACCGGGTCCATAATTATATTTTCAACATAATAATTGTAAGCTCCATTATTTAATTTATAATAGTTATAACTAGAGTCGCTACTTTCTGGAATAATATTATTGGGGTCAATCCTATTTGATATAAATGTTTCTTTTATATTTTGCATATTAATATACACAATTGTTGATAATATTACAATTATTAATAACATAATTATTAATAAATTTTTTTTAAAATTTAGAGCCATATTATTTTATTATAATATAAATATAATAAAATTTCTATATAATTTTAAATGTTAAAAAGAATTTCTATATAATTTTATTTATATTTTTCATCCCAAATAAATTTATAAGTTTCATATAATGCATATAAAACACCTAAAACTAATAAAATACCAATAGTTACTAATATTATAATTAGTAATATGAGAAGAACTTTTAAAAATATTATAAAATTTTTTTTAAAATTGCGAAAACTCATTTATTTATTATTATAATATAATAAAATTTCTATATAATTTTAAATGTCAAAAGCGAAAAATTCTAAACTATGCCTCGAAAAAAAATATAATAATACTAGTGCTATTATAGAAATTGGTATAGATGAGGCAGGAAGAGGACCGCTATTTGGCAGAGTTTATAGCGCGGCTGTTATATTACCTGACAACAGTGAATTTAACTATGAATTATTAAAAGACAGCAAAAAATTTACATCTGAGAGCAAAAGAATTGACGTTGCTAACTATATACAAGCTAATGCACTATTTTGGGCAGTAGCTTATGAAGATGAAAAAATCATTGATTCTATAAATATTAGGCAAGCAACTTTAAGCGCTATGCACAAAGCAATTAAAACAATTTTAAACAGCTATTATGAGAAAAATGGTAAATTATGCTCAAATGAAATGTGCTATTTGTTGGTAGATGGCAACGATTTTAAAGCCTTTACTTATTATTGCGAAACATCTAATATTATTAAACAATTAAATCACGTTTTGGTTGAAGGCGGAGATAATAAATATTGCTCAATTGCTGCTGCATCTATATTGGCAAAAGTAGAACATGATAAATATATTAAAGAGATGTGCGCTAATTTTCCTAAATTAGACACTTATTATGGACTTTTAAGTAATAAAGGTTATGGAACTTCTAAACATATTGAAGGAATAAAAAAATATGGAATTAGTAAATGGCATCGTGCTACATATGGATGTTGTAAAGAAGCAACAATAAATGAAGATGAAGATGGCGATTTTTATAAGAATTAGGTATTAAATAGACTCGTGACGCAGACGCCGTGCCCAGGAAGTTTTGAATTCTTTGATTTTTTGATTGTTTTTTTGCTTCTTACTTTTTAGTTCATTATTAATAAGTAATAATTTTAGCAGTTTGTCTTGCTTAGTGCATATATTGTTAATAGCCGTTTTAATCTCATATAGATCATTGCTTAATTTTTGCTTCTTTGAACTTTGCTTTTTCTTAAAGCTAGCATAGTTTTTTTCGTAGTTAGCATAATTAAAATTATCTAAACTATAATCAGTGTTAAATTTAATAGGCTCTTCTTTGTCTTTGTCTTTGTCTTTGTCTTCGTCTTGGTCTTGGTCTTCTAGCTCATCATTATTATAAAAACATTCTTCGTCACTGTCATAGTCTGAGTCACAAGTTGAATAATTTTGAAACTTCTTATTGTGATTAACTAAAACACTAGATTTGTCTTCTGTGTATGGACTAAATTGAACTTCCCAAAAATTAGGGTCATCATATACAATTAGGCCTTTCTTATTTTCAATAGAGCTATAGAAATTGCGAGCTCCTTGATTACTATAATAATAATCAATTTCAATCAATGCAAAACCGTAAGGGCATCTATCTTCAACATAGTATTCGGGTTCGCAGTGTTTAAATACTTGCACTTTTTTTACTTTAGCAATATTATAATAATCAAAATATTTAATAATAGTAGGAATATCTTCAACCACAACATAATCAGGAATATAGAGAGTGGTGTTAGAAAACATATTTATTTCTTATAATTAGTTGCATAAATAGTTATAAGAAATCAATTTTTTTAATTAAAATTAAAAAATGCCCTTTTTTTTGAGTGTTACTTTTTATTGTTTTTTTGCTTTTCTTGTTTGTCTTTTTTTCCTATTTTTTTTTATGCTTCTTTTATTGTTTCTTTTATTGTGCTTTATTGTTTTAGCACCTCCTAAATATTGCGAAACTGCTATGTTAGATTCGCTTTGTTGTGTTACTGGCGCATTTACTGGTGCAGTTTCTTGTCTTGTAACTGGCGCACTTAGTCGCGCTTTTTTTTTCATAACATTAATTTCATTAACGCTATCTGTTAATATGCTATTCAATGTTTTAAATAGTGTTATATGTAAATCTAGTAATATTATTTCAGTCTTTTTACTGAGTTCGCTAATATACTTATATGTTAAATTGCTATTTAAGCTTATAATATTTCCCGTTTTTTTATCAAACATAAAGAGCTCTTTAACAATATTATTATATAAATTAGCACGAGAGTCAAAGTAATTCTTTGTCATTGTTTTTAAATGTGACTTGAACGCATTAAAAAATTTGAAATTAGCAAATTTGTGCTGTGACTCTGAATTATAATAACTTACTATTGTGTCTCTATTTTCTTTATTTAAAATAGTTCCTAATAGTTTGCGCTTTGTTTCTATAATTTTATTAAATGGTTCGTGCTGTTTATCTACTTCATCTATAAACATTGTGGCTTCCTTGCTTTCAGTGTCACTTGTTTCTAGTTGTATAAATTTAAAATTGTCATCTCTAAAAATCAGGCAACTTTCTCCTAAGAAATCTAATTCAAATATTTTTGAATTAGAAATGTGTTGTAAAATTTCGGGTATTTTGGCTCCTAATGTTTCATTAGTCATGTTACTTACACCTTTAGTTAAAAAGCTAACATTAAAATTAGTTGGGTCTAGTTGTTCGTCTTTGTTATTTTCAAATAATATAACAAATATTGAATAAAATATATTGCTAGACAATTGCAGTTTTTCTTTTTCTTTTTCTTTACTCAAATTTGGATCTGGATTTGTTTCTGTGCTTAACCCTGTTATTGACGGTGACGCTGGGCTTAATCCACTAGCTACATTATTAGTAGTTACAATTGATGATTCAGTTTTCTTACCTAATAGTGTATTAAACATATTGTAAAACACACCGCCTCCACTTTGAGTATCAGGGTTTTTATATTGCTCTATAGGAGGGAGAGGGACTGCTCTTCCATAAGGGTCATATGTTTGAATATGAGGGAGTGCTCTTCCATAAGGGTCATGTGTTTGAATAGGAAGGACTGCTCTTCTATAATGGTCTTTTGTTTGAATAGGAGGGAGTGCTCTTCCATAATGGTCTTTTGTTTGAATAGGTTCAGGTTTTTCATAAGGCTCAGGTGTTTTATAAGGGTCATGAAAAGGATCAGGTATTCCGTAAGGGTCAATAACAGGTTCTTGAACAGGGTGTATAGTGGGGTGTATAGTGGGGTCAAGAGGAGGTTCTTGAACAGGGTCAAGAGGAGGTTCTTGAACAGGGTCAAGAGGAGGTTCTTGAACAGGGTGTATAGTGGGGTGTATAGTAGGGTCAAGAGGAGGTTCTTGAACAGGGTCAAGAGGAGGTTCTTGAACAGGGTGTATAGTGGGGTGTATAGTAGGGTCAAGAGCATGTTCTTGAACAGGGTCAAGAGCATGTTCTTGAACAGGGTGTATAGCAGGGTCTATAGTGGGGTCTATAGGTGTAAGAGGTTCAATAACAGGCTCTTCAGTATTTTCTTCGGTCTTTTCTTCAATAATCAATGAATCATAAATATTGAAAGTTTGATATATACTTTTAACAATAATATAGAGTTTGATAAAGCTCAGAGAGATTATTTTGCATAACAATCTTTTTTTATTAAGTTGTGCAATATCAGAGCTCGATTTTTCTAAATTGTGTTCATCTAATATTTTTTTCAAGTCTTTTAAATCAAAAAAATACAAAACTTTATCCTTGTAATTTATTTTAGAATTTCCTTCACTAACATCTATGTCATAGGGAATATTAATCCTATTAAAATATTTTTCAAAAATATCGCTTGTTAAAATATATAAGTCTTCACATTCATTGCATTTAGATTTACCAATTGGTATATTAGGGTCACCACTTTTATAGTCTTCAAAATCCGAAACAAACGTTAATAATAAATTTGAATTATTTAAAAAAAATGTAAACTTTTCATTCACAAAACTATTAAGTTGGTCGTGTGTTTTATTTGAACTACTAAAAAAATCTACTATATTTGTTAAGAAACTCATAATATATACTTATATATTATAATATATAATATATTATTAAAATACTATATTAAAATACTATATTAAAATATATAATTGAAACAAAATAAGTTTAAAAGTAAATTATTAAATAATTGAGAGAATAAATGTCACTACAGTTAAATGTTGATTCGATTTTAAATAATATAAATAAAGCACAAAAATCGAATAAGCAAGAAACACGGAAAAATAAATTAAAGGAAAATTCAAATAAAAAGCTATGGACTATTTTTGATGAAGAATATAAAGAAAAGCCTGACTTTGAATGTGTTTATACAAAAGAAAAAGACATGCTTACAAGCGATAATATGTGTGCTAATTGTGAGAGTTCGTTGTTTATTGGAGAAGATGGATTTTTAACATGTTCTAATGTGTGTTGCGGTCTTATTTTTAAAGATAATTTGGATCAAACTGCTGAATGGCGGTTTTATGGTGCAGATGATAACAGTCACTCAGACCCAACACGTTGTGGAATGCCTATTAATCCGTTATTACAAGAGTCGTCTTATAGTTGCAAAGTGTTGTGTCCGGGCAAATCAAGCTATGAAATGCATAAAATCCGCAGATATACCGATTGGCAAGCTATGCCATATAAAGAAAAGTCGCGCTATGATGAATTTCAATTAATTTCAAATATATCTCAAAATTCGGGCATTCCAAAAATTATTATTGATGAAGCAATGCGCCTTCATAAAAAAATATCGGAAACAAAGACTTATCGCGGTCTTAATCGTGATGGAATTATTGCTGCCTCAATTTACATTTCTTGCAGGATTAATAATTATCCGCGCACAGCCAAAGAAATAGCTGACATATTTAATTTAGACAATGCGAGTGCTACAAAAGGCTGCAAAAACGCTCTTACAATTATTAATGAAATAGAACACAATAGTAATTTAAATGAGGACATTACATCGCTAAGTCAAACAACACCGTCATCATTTATTGAGAGATTTTGCAGTAAATTAAATATTAATAATGAGCTTACCAACTTGTGTAAATTTGTTGCTTTTAAAATAGAGCAATTAAAATTAATTCCTGAAAATACACCGCATTCAATTGCTGGAGGTATTATATATTTTATATCGCAGGTTTGTAATTTAAATATTACAAAAGCATCAATCAATAATGTTAGCAAAATTAGCGAAGTTACTATTAATAAATGTTATAAAAAGCTTGAAAATTATAAGACTATTTTAATTCCTGAAATCATTTTGAAAAAATATAATTAGGGGGTGTTTTTAAGCTAGTAACTAACTAAAATTTAGTAATTAGTTTTTAAATAGTTTTTTTTTATTGTTTTTTATTGTTTTTTAATTGTTTTTAATTTAACATAATAAATTTAACATAATAAATTTAAATATAGTTTATTATATTAATAAATATGGATTTAAAAATTCCAAAGCTAATTTTTATTATTCCTTATAGAAATCGCGAAAAGGAAAAGAAGCATTATTCTATATATATGAAATACATTATGGAAGATTATGATAAAAATGATTATGAAATTTATTATAGTCATCAAACAGATAATCGACCTTTTAATCGGGGAGCTACTAAAAATATTGGGTTTATTGCTATGAAAAACAAGTATCCGCAAGATTATAAAAATATAACATTTGTTTTTAACGATATTGATACGCTACCGGCGCTAAAGAATACTTTTAACTATATTACGACCGCAGGAACAGTTAAGCACTTTTACGGATATCAGTTTGCATTAGGTGGTATTTTCTCCATAATAGGTAGTGATTTTGAAAAATGTAATGGGTTTCCTAATAATTGGGGCTGGGGATTAGAAGATAATGCAATGTATGATAGAGTATTATTGAATGAACTAAAAGTCGATAGAACGCAGTTTTTTGCTACGAATTCTAAAGAAGTTATTCAAATTTATGATACTCCGCATAGATTGATTAATAATAATGAACCCAACAATTATATTAGCAAAAATTTGAGAGATAACTTGAATAGCATTTATGAGTTAGATTACAGTATTGAAAGCAATAATGATAATAATAATATATTAGAAGGTCAAAGTATAGAAACCTATAAAATAAGTTATATTCCTCAAAATGAATTTATTATTAACATAGTTAATTTTAGAACACTCGTAAATCCGGCTAATGAAATCTTCTATAATCAAAATACATTTTACGACTCTGGCCTAAGACCAAATATATATGAAGACAATGTTAGACGTAGCAGATGGGGACTAACCTTTAAACATGTGTAATTAATATTACTCTTTATATTGTTTTTTATATTGTTTTTTATATTGTTTTTTATATTGTTTTTTATATTGTTTTTTATATTGTTTTTTATATTGTTTTTTATGTTACTCTTTATGTTACTCTTTATATTGTTTAAAAAATCAATATAAAGACCAAAGCAAAGCAACGCTTTATTCCACAGTTACAACTTTTGCCAAATTTTTGGGCTTGTCTGGATTAATGCCTTTTGCAACAGAAATTATATATGCCAATTTTTGCAATAGCACTGTAAATAAGATTTCATTATAATAATCCAATTTATTAATTAGCATACAACTATGCTCTGCTATTTGCAATTCATTTATAACATTTTGAGAATTTGTTATTACAAATAAGTTTGTTTCTCGTCCAATTATTTCATAATATGTAGATTTCATATTATTATAATTAATAATATCATTACTATCAATTAATAGCAATGTTAAATTGGTGTTGTCTAATAAGGCAAATGGACCATGCTTTAAAGAACCTGCTGAAAATCCTTCACAATGAATGTAACACACCTCTTTAATCTTTAATGAACTTTCACACGCTACTGGATATAGCTTGTGCTTACCTAATATAAATATACTGCTGTAATTTTTAAGTATTATATTGTCTCTCAAAGCCGTTAGTTTGCTAGTAATAGAATTAGAAAATAGCATTTGCTTTAGCGAGTGCGAGAGAAATCTAAGACTGTTTATTTTCATATTATTATTATGATGATTATTAACAAACCACATACTTACTAAACTTAATACCACCAACATACTAGTAAAAGACTTTGTCGAGGCAACACTGATTTCTAGCCCCGCGTTTAAATATACACCACATTCAACCTCTCGCGCTAATAACGAGTCTACTTTATTAATTATTCCCATTGTTAAACATCGCTTATTTTTGCAAATCTTTAAACAATTGAAAACATCTAGTGTTTCGCCCGATTGAGACAAAAAAATACACATTAGTGTGCTATAATTTTTTATATTTGGTAAGCAATTTTCGGTAAATTCACACGCATTTATGCATTTTACAATTACAAACTTATTTAGCTCATTTAAATAAATCTCTCCCGCTAGCGCAGCATTATAACTTGTTCCGCAACCAATTAAGTATATATATTCTATATATGATGTTATATTAAGTATTTGGTCAAGACCCCCCAATTTTATGATGTTGTTGCTAATGCGACCACCATAATTATATGCCTTTTGTATTGTTTCGGGTTGCTCGTTTATTTCTTTCAACATCCAATGCGCATATTGATTTTTAGTATTCCATATATCTTTATAATCGCTATTTTCTATGCTATAACTAATATAACTAGTGTTAGCGCTAGTTTGACTTTCATTTGTTTCTAGTTCTAAAAATGTATAATTGTTATTGCTTATTTTTACCACACTATTGTCGTTTAATGCTATATAGTCTTGCGCTAGTCCGTTAAACCCATTTATTTCAGAAGAGCATAATATATAATTAGTATTGCTTGCTAATAATAATGGAGAGCCACGCCGTGACACATAAAATGTATCAATTTCCTTAGTATAAATAATTACTAATCCCCACGTCCCTTCTAACATTGAGAGAGTTTGTGTGAGACCTTCTTCAAAACTCGCAATATTATTAATATAATATTCTAGCAAATTGGCTATGACTTCGCTGTCGGTTTCGCTATAAAAAGTATAATTTTTCGAAATTAAAAATTCCTTAATACTTAAAAAGTTATTGATTATTCCATTATGCACTAATATTATTTCTCCATTATTAGAAATATGAGGATGCGCATTGGCATCCGTTTTTCCTCCGTGTGTTGCCCATCGCGTATGTCCGACTGCAAATTTTGAGTGTATGCTTGTCTTTAAATCGTTTTTGTTTATATTAAACTTGGTTTTCAAGAGAGTTAAACAGTCGTCTTTTGGTGTTGATGCTTTTTTTATTATGTCATAATTAGAAGTATTTTGATTATAATAGCATATGCCCATAGAGTCATAACCTCTATTTTGTATTAATTCGAGGCTATTAAAAATGTGATCTAAAGCATTGTCGTTTGTTTTTGAATATATAAATGTTATTCCGCACATTTGTTATTATATTATTAAATTAACTATAACAATTAATTTTAATATAATATTTTTTATAATATAATATTAATAATTTTGAAATAAAATTTTTTTATTGCTTTTAAGCAACACTAGTGAGAGATTGCGTATATGGATTATTTTTGAAGGCACTCAATAGTGACTCGTCTAGCCTAGCATTATTATAATTTAAATCATAACCTTGTTTTCCATTTAGTTCTCCAATAAATTCGGTTGAAGGTATAATACTTAGGCCGTTGTTAGTTACTAACGGTCTATTTTGTTGCATTATGTTATCATTTCGCGCAGTGGTAGAATTATTATAATTATTAAATAGCGACATATTGCCCTGATTTGCTCGTGACTCATAAGTCTTATTTACATTATTTTGTTGCGCATAAGCATTATTATAAAGTCGCTGACCCTGATTATTATTGCCACCTGTTCCAATATATTCCTTGTTTGTGGTGGTTCTTTGATTATCGTAATTTTGTTGCCCGCTAACTTTATAGCCGTCTCCTCTATAGTTTTGTCCTTGCACATTAACATAATTCAGATCTATTTTCTCGGTTGTCATCTCTCTATTTGTTATTTTTGTCTTGTCATTAGAATTAAATAAATGACCTTGCGGGGTTAAGCCATTAACATTTCCAGTTTCGCGTAAATTACCGATTACATTTTCTTTTCGTGTAGGCCTAAATATATCTAATAGCGGTGTAATTGCCGCTTTTGCCATACCATAAACTCCTCCAAATTCTTGGGTTTGTGGTTGTGTTGTTCTATTATTATGTAATATATTGTAAGACCCATAGTCTGACGGACTAGCATAGTTGGTTCCGGTGGCGCTTGCATTAGTTAATGGAAGAGCACTTAAATTTTGGCGCTTAGATTCTTCATAGTCCGGATTTGTGTATGTTGCTTGTCCGTTTTGTGTATTTGAACCCGAACCATAATATTCGCGAGTAGTGTCAATTCTATTTTCCATCGGAATTACTTGGGTGCTTCTAATCGGCGGTGCTTGTTCGACACCTGTTGTAGTAAACCAGCGAGTTGGTCCCGACTCAAATGATTTTTCTGGTAAATGTTTTTCAACAACGCCTATTTTAGTATTTGGACCTTGCATTTTAATAGGGTGTATAGCGGGACCTTGATGACCATTTAAATCAAAGGTGGTTCGTGGTTTGTTTTCCGCGCGTAAATCATCTACTGACTTAGGCATCCACGATTCGCGTGCCATCATACCCGAATTAAATCCGCCACCGCCTTCTATTCCACCACTATTTAAACCATCTGAATTTTGCGAACCGTAACCCAAGTTAAGACCAGGGCCAACTCTTTGCGGTTCCCATAATGTAACATTTGACATTTTCATAGATTCGTTCATCCGTGATTGAAAAAAATCACTATTATTAGGTGTTCCGTTGGGGTGGTGTGAATTTTCGTCGGGCCTAAATAATGGGGCTATTTCTGCTTTAGAAAAATTTTGACTGCCTGCGCCTTGTTTGGAGTCCATAATTGATTCGGTGTTATTTATGTCGACACTTGGACCCCTAATTTTGGCACCGAAATATGGCTGCATATTATTGTGCTTAAATTGCTGGGCTGTTGTTTGTTGGCCTGATAATAAATTCACGTTATTATATGCATTGTTACTATATGCGCTATTGTTATAAGCATTGTTATTGTTTGAGTCTCGATTTTGTAAATTAGCATTAGAAAATCCTTCGGCTTTTACACTATTAGCATTAGTAGGATTTAAAAACAAATCGCGACTATATTCTATTTGTTGTTGCGCTGAATTTTTAACACCAGATTTTTTCTCTTGTTCTGATAATATAAATATACTTCCAAGTACAATTATAGGTATAGCTAGTGCCGCCATATTATTTAATATTATATAATATTAAATAATATATTATATTATAGGTTTAAACAAGTTTCTAAATAATAAAATTTATATTGTGTAATTTTATTCATTTGTAATTCTTTTCTCTCTGTCAAAATTATTCATTAGTGAATAATAATCCTTTTGCAACATTCGCGAATTTATATTATTATGAAAAGGAATACATATATTTGCTTGAGGATTTAAATGTAAATAGTTAAAATTATTTGGAACATAATATTCATCATTTTTCTGATTAAAATTATTAATCTCTCTATATACCCAAGCTGGGTGCGATACACGCGATTGCCCTGTTATTTCACTATTATTGTTGTTACTATTATTTTGACTATAAATAGGATTATTATTTAAATAATCTACATAGTTATTTTCTTTTATGCTATCTCGATTTAGTTTTCTATGTAATTTAAACAATTCACTCTCTAAATCTGTTTTGTTTGAGGACAAATTTCCTCCCCATTTTTGTATTTTTACATATGGGTCGTTGAAAAATGTGGGGCTTGCTCCATTGCCTGGAACATTCATATTATAATTGCCAACAGTTGTAGACTCTTCTAAATACTTTTGAATTCTACATGGATCGTCAAAAAATCTAGTAAAAGCCATAACACTATAAATATATAATTAGTTTTTATTTTTTAAATAATTTTTGCAAATTATAAACTATAAACTATAAACTCGGAATATATTCTAATGTGTTATTATCATAAACTGTAACTCTAAATGTATCAGAATATCCTTCAACATATACTGTGTCTCCGCTATATACGTTATCACAACCTTGGCAAGAAGTGCAACTTTTATTTTTAAAGCGAACCGGTAATTTTATCATACCATTTTTATCATTCATTGTATAGAAGTTCCATTTATCTTTATTTGTAAATAATGGCCTACCTAACAACGGCAAAATTGTTTCTGGTCCATTTACGCGAGTTAATATTCCTATTTGTCTATAGTCTGTATTTACTGACTGAGTAGGCACATTAATAGCTAGTCTGGGTCCGTTAAAGTTTGAATTATTATAAATTCTATCGTCGCGCAACGGAGCGCTATAAGGGTTTAATAATACATCGTTTTCTTTATTACTATAGCCATTGCCTAAGAAAGGTGTTATATAAGAATTATAATTTCTATTAGCACTATTAGCGATATTAGCACCATAACTATTAGAATGCAAATTCGAATTTAAATTCAAATTTTTTGAATATTTAATATACATAAAATACAAAATTACAAAAATTAAAAAAGTAAAAAATAGTAATGTATAATTTTCTATACATAACATTCCAGGAGCACACTTTTTAGGCATATATATACTATATTATAAATTATAAATATATAATATAATATTATATTAGTTAATAGTAAATAAAGGTTTCTTAATCAACCAACTAATCGTGTAGGTGTACTTATTGCTACAGGTGCTGTAAGATTTAAGGAGGTGTTTATTGTTCCGGGTCGTGGAGTATTTGCTGGTTGTTCAATTGTTAATCCACGTTCAACCATTTTATCCATTATATACTTTTCACAAGGTGTAATATTATTGTCTTCTGTAGGCATCTTAGTTGTTAAATTTTTTCTAGTTGCTTCGCTTTGCTGTGCAACTGTTTGTCTTAAAGTAGTGTTATTTTCTTTGATGTTGTATTTGATAAATAGAAGCGTAAATAACAAATATATATAAGTTATTACATAACTAAACTTCTTAAATTTAATATAAAATAATAAGAGCAATACAAAATATATGAAGATTGCTATATAATTATTATTATGTAGATTAATATATAAAATGTAATACGAATGCATTATTAACGCATAAAATATCAGCGTATATAGGTTATATTTTTTATTATGTAACTTATTATTAATAATATATATAATATTATGTGGCATTATTATTTATATAAATATTTATTATTTATATAAAATATTTATTGATTAATTGATTAATTGATTATTGATTATTATTCTTGAATATCTGATAAATTTTTTGTAGCACTATTAAACATTCCTGTTAATTTATTTAAATCTAAGTTACCTAAAGAACTCATTGCGCTATTTAAAGCAGGTGTCATAGTTTTTAATTGTTTAATTAATTCATTTTGTTGTTTAATAAGATCTTTGGTATCTGTTGAAATTGAGTTGATTTTTTCTGAACCCATAATCTTTTCTAAATTATCATAAGCTTGTTCGACTTCTGTTGCTTTTCCTAATTGTTGCTCAACACTCTTTTTGCTTGGTGTATTAAATAAGGCAGGTGATAATTTTTGATTACCAAAATTTTGTTTTGGATTTTTCTTATTTGTTGTTTTTGTTGGTGCTGTGTTTGTATCTGTGTCTGCCTCTGTGTCTGCGTCTGTGTCTGTGTCATTTGCTTTCATTTTATTTAATATAGCATCTTCTGCTGTTTTTGTTTCTTTTCCTGTGCTTTTTCCTTCTTTGCCTTCTGCGCCTTCTGCGCCTTCTGCGCCTTCTGCGCCTTCTTTGAAACCCTCTTTTAAGCCAAATAAATTCTTGGACATAGATGCAATTGTTGTTACTATGAAAGAAGCACCTAAAACCAATATCATATTTTTTGTAAAGCTATACACAAGAGCAGCAGTTAAGAAAAACAACAACACAGCACTAAAATTCGATTTAGTTATATGTATATATAGCGAAAACAACGCTAATGCTGTTACTATAAATAGTATTACCTTATTATTGAGCAACTTATTATTGAGCAACTTATTATTACTAAATAATTTTCTATTATTTTTTCTCATCTTACTATTTGAATTTCTATTCTTCATGTTTATATATAATTATATAAGAATATAATTATATAATTATTATTTCTATTTATATAATTATATTCGCTATATATATAATTAACTTTTTATATATTTTCTCTAAATAGTATTCCGCAACTCCGCGATTTTACTTTCTAAATCTGTAATTTTATCAATTAGCTCTTTCACATTTATTTTACATTGCTTTTTTTCTAAACTACTTAAATATTCGAGAACTCTTAACAATGCTTCATTTTGGTGCTCCTTTATTTGTAATTTATTTTTTAAGTCTAAATTACGCTGTTCTACAATTTTTAAAAGGTCTTTTTTATAACTTGTATCTTTTTGCGGTATAAATTGCTTTAATTTTTTATATTGTTCAATAGCACTTTTTTCATAATCATCAGACTCTGCTAATAATGAGCCAACGTTTTTATCATACTTAGCAATAGAATCTCCAAAACTAAGAGCCATATAAATTATATATAGATGATTTTTTTATTACAAAAATATAGCTAAAATAATAAATTACTAAAAATTACAAAATTACAAAATTACAAAATTACAAAATTACAAAATTACAAAATTACAAAATTACAAATAAAATAAAATAATAAGATTTATTAAAATTATATAAAAATATAGACATATATTATTTAGAATGAATAAGAATTGCGTAGAGCCTCTATTACAAGAAGACGTTAATCGTTATGTTATGTTTCCAATTAAAGACCAAGACATCTGGAAAATGTATAAAAAACAAGAAGATTTGTTTTGGAGAGCAGAAGAAATTGACCTTTCAAAAGACAATAAAGATTGGGAGACGTTAAATGATGACGAAAAACATTTTATATCTATGATTTTAGCATTTTTCGCTGCAAGTGACGGAATTGTCTTAGAAAATTTAGGATTGCGTTTTATGGGCGAGGTTCAATTAAGTGAGGCGCGAGCATTTTATGGCCTGCAAATTGCTATGGAAAATATTCACTCTATTACGTATTCCACATTAATCGATACATACATTAAAGATAAAGAGCAAAAGCACAAATTATTTAATGCGCTAAATGAATATGATTGCATTAAGAAGAAAGGTCAATGGGCTATAAAGTGGATTAATGATAAGAAATCCAATTTTGCTACTCGCCTTGTTGCGTTTGCATGTATTGAGGGCATTTTCTTTTCTGGTGCATTTTGTGCTATTTATTGGTTGAAAAAGCGCGGACTAATGCCTGGACTAACATTTTCGAATGAGCTAATTTCGCGCGATGAAGCATTACATACCGAATTTGCGGTATTATTACATAGCAAATTAGAAAAGCCACTTAAAAAGCAAAAGATACACGAAATCATTAGCGAAGCTGTAGATATTGAGCTCGAATTCATTAACGATTCGCTTCCGTGCAGATTAATTGGTATGAATCAAGTATTAATGAAACAATATATTGAATTTGTTGCTGACCGGCTAAGTGTTCAATTAGGAGGTGACAAAATTTATGAAAGCAAAAATCCGTTTGATTGGATGGAAAACATTAGCATTGAAACAAAAACCAACTTTTTCGAAGACCGCGTAAGTGAGTATTCGCTTACAACAAAAAACTCTACACTAAACACTTTCGAATTTGGCGATGACTTTTAATTTTTTGTTTTTTTCTTTATATTGTTTTTTTATTATATGTTTTTTGCTCCTGAACGTTCAGGACCAAAAAACAAGATTGTGTATGGGCAAAGTGTGTATATTTTTGCAACCGTTAGAACAGTCGCAAAATATATTAGAATACAACTAGTAATTAATTTACTAAAACATAATAAGCATTATTAATTAAAGTATTATTTTTGATTGCTCTGCTCATTTTAGCTGGAGAGAAATCTTCGTGAATTGCTGCTTTTGCTATTGTGGTCCAATTATTTAATATATTTTTAGTGCTAGCGTCTATTTTTTGAACTTTTTTACCACTAGTCGCAATTTGGTCATCTCTAGCTTCCTGATAATAGTCATTTTTTAAACTAATACCGTAATAACCCTCAAATGTTGCATTTATATTATGTAGGCGGATCGGCCCACCGAGAATATATTGACAATTTTTTAAATAATTTTTAACATCTTTGTCCTCATTATTATTGATTAATAAACTATTATTCTTTTTATAATTTATGAATTCTTCTACAATTTTATTAGTTGAAGCACGACCTTCGGGAGAGAAAATGCAACTTTCAAAAATAAAATTTTCTACTTCATTTGAACTACTGCCTTTTTTATATATAATGTCTTTTAGCTTTATTCCTTTAAATCCGTGAACAACATGATTCTTATTTTGACCACTAATGCGACATGCTAAAAATCGTGTTCTCATATATGTATTAAACATGCTAAATACGAGTTTTGAGGGTTTCTCTTTATTATAAATACGAAATTGTCCTACAATTGTTGTTGAAGCTACATCTACATCTTTATGAAGAAAACAACACTCATCAATAAATTTATCAAACTTATTTTTAAGTTCAACACTTATTATATTGGTTTCATCATTATTTACATTAACTATTTCATCGTTATTTATATTGCTGGTTTCATTAACATTTTCATAATTATTTGTAATAGATGCAAGAAGTTGCTCTAATTTTTCATTTTTTTCTATATATTCATTATTAAGGACCTTCAATTTTTCATTTTCATCACTTAATTGCTCTAATGTTGCTTTATATTTTTGATTTTCTTCTACTAAAATATTAAATTTTTCAATACTATATGATTTTTCAGAAATAATATTTTTAATATATCTCGAGAGACAAGGAATTGTAAAGTTGGTTTCATCGTATGCTAATATTTCGTTTTTATTTTTTCCATCTACTTCAATAGTGCGTAAATGTTTTCTAATTTTAGAGCTTGTTTTAATAGCATTCTCAATTTCTTGCCTATTATGAACTTTGAAAGCATCGCGAAGAATAAAATTTTCATAAGTTTTATGATGGTATTGCAGTCGCACAGATAGATTGTTGCTATGTCCAAATTTTATGAGTTTCTCTCCTTCAGCATTTGAATTATCAATAGTTCCAAAATAAATACATTCACAATTTACAGGAAATTGTGAAACTATAGTTTTTTCAATTGCTTTTAATTTATCTTGATTAGCATTTGTAATAATATTTTCTTTTGCAATAAGCTCATTATCTTTTAATAGTAATTTGTTTTTCATTTCTAATGCTTCTTCTTCTAATACTTCATTAATTAATTCTTCTAACTTAATATAGTATTCATGAATTTCATCTGCTTTTTTTGTTTGTGCCTTTAAACATAATGATTTAAAGGTCTTAATATTTAAAAAAAATTTTTGAATATTGTGACCACCACGGCCTGTGTTTTTTGCTCCTCCGCATGGAGGAGCAAAAATCTTATAATCTTTGTTTAATACAAAAAAGTTTTCTAACAACCTAATACCATTAAATTTTTTATTAAACCCCAACCACTGCCAAATAGCATCTAGATCTACAATAAAATCTGCAGTTTTATCATAATTTAAATACGTATAAAAGTTAGATATAAATAATTGTTGCTCCATTTCTGTAAAGTTAGCTTTCACTTTTTCTAATAATTTATTATTATTGTTAGCATTAAGCTTTGTAATAGGGTTATTTGTTATTAAATTAACAATGTCGAGAGAAGTCATATTATACTATAATAATGTATTTAGTCTTTAAATCGTTTTCATAATTTAGAAACAAAAATCTAGAAGCAACGCCTTACCATTTAGTTTTGCGCACATTAATTTTGGGGCCCTTCTTTTTATCTCTACTATTAGGGTCATACATCTCTTCGTCGTCATCGGAGTCCATATTTTTACTGATTTCCCAGAATTCTTTTGAGCCGAGTTTGAATGTTTTATGATGTTCTGCCTTATACCAATAAATTTGGTCGTGTAATTTATTCGATTTGGCGTTATTATTGATGACTAAACACTCATAATTTTCCGTGCATTGGTCCATTACCTGACAAAAACTCTCAAAGGTTGGAAACATACCTGCATAGTTTTCATAAATACGCCGCCTATTTGCTATATATGGCTCGCGCAATATAAAAACGTAGTCGATATTCGTGCGCAAATTTGGAGGAATACCTAAAGGATATTGCATGGTGATGACCAACATCACTTTCCAGTGCCGACCATTCATAAATAGGAGACGCATCATCTTATCTTTTGTCCAGCTTCCATCATATAAGCAATCATCTAATATAACAAATGCTCGCGGGTCAATATTCGATTTTTTATAGACTTCGACTTCTTTTTTTATCTGCTTCATTACCGTCTTCTGTCTTTTCAAAATATTTTCAATAATGGCTGTATTGTATTCATCGTGAATAAATAATTTAGGAACATGCTCAGCATAAAAACCGTTACCTGCTTCTGTTCCACTGATTACTGTCCCTATTGGAATATCTTGATGATAATATAGCAAATCTCGCACTAAATAAGTTTTACCGGTATCACGACGCCCTATTAACACAATAACGGGTCCTTTATTTTCATCTGGCCTAAAACTTATAGATTTAATGTCAAATTTTTTTAATTCTAATGTCATTACTAAACAACTTTATATTTATTAGCTATATTTAATAGTTTGCTATTTAAACTTAATAATTTGATTGTTTAATAGTTTAATATATTTATTTGTGTTATAAATTAAAAAAATAAGTATGTGTTATTTATTAAATGGAATTAAACTATAGGAAAAATAACAATAAACAGCTTTTTGAGAACTTTAATAATAGTGATTTTTTAGATATAGAGAATTCGCAAAATTATTTTCCATTATATAATACTTTTTTTAGCTTAAATAGCTCTAATTATAATGCTATAAATTTGAATAATAAGTATAAATTGGAACTAATTTTAGAAAAAATAAATTACAATAAATTTTTAGCAACAATTACAGATATATGCAATAACAAATTTAACAAAGAAGTATTTGTAAAATATAGTCCTCTTGTTGACCCTGTTAAATATATGATAGGAAAGTATGAAAATAACTATAATATTTTAGAATTACCTAAATTCATAGATGACTTAAACTCTGAATCCGAATATAGCGCTACTTATAAAAAAATATTAGACCCAAATAATTCGGCATATATTGATGGATTTTTTTCATTTTTATCAAGCTGTTTATTAAATAACTATAATTTTTATAACGGTTTAGACTATTATGGTGCTTTTTTAGGAGTAAAAAACAAATTTAGATATAATGTTACAGAAGATTTAGAATATTTAGATGAGTCGGACTATTTTCATAAACACAAAAACAGTTTATTCATTTTTGATGATAATGAAAAAATAGCCAATTTATTTAACAATACTAAGAAAAATAAGAAACCTTTAGTGCTAGACAGTGGGATTTGTGATGATTTAGATTTAGCTATTAGCGATTTAGCTATTAGCGATGAAATTAGCGAACTGTCTATTAGCGATGAACTTAGCATACAAGAAACACACAATACTAATACTAATTTAGAGCTAACCTTAACCTATGAAAACCTAGATATTTTAGAAAATAATGAACTACTAAATACTAATGCTAGTAGCAAGACAAATACAGGAATTGATACTACAAATAGTTCAGAAACATGTTCTTCAAGGTCTTCAAATACTGATTTAACTAATTCGGAAAATGGTGGTTCAGATGACAACGATGATAACAACGACGACGACGAAAGTAGCGAATCGAGCTTTAATAGTGAGGAAATATTTTGCACAATAGATAAAATACCTGTTGAAATGATAATATTAGAATGTTGCGAAAATACGTTAGATGATTATATAGTAAATAATAAAATAAAAGACAGTGAATGGGAGTCAATAATATTACAAATATTATTTACATTAATTACATATCAAAAAGTGTTCGAGTTTACGCATAATGATTTGCATACAAACAATATTGTATATGTATCTACTCCTAAAAAATTCTTATATTATAAATATAACAACGCACACTATAAAGTCCCTACCTTTGGTAAAATATACAAAATAATAGATTTTGGAAGAGCCATTTACAAATTCAAAAACAAATTTATATGCAGTGATAGCTATTCTGAGTCGGGTGACGCAACCACTCAATATAATTGTGAGCCTTATTTAAATAAGGCTAAACCCATTATTGGCCCAAATAGCAGTTTCGATTTATGCAGACTTGGCTGCAGTTTATTTGACTATTTTATAGACGACTTAGATGACATTAGAAAATTAAAATCGCCTATTAAAAAGATTATGATAGAATGGGTTTTTGACGATAATAATAAAAATATACTCTATAAAAATAACGGAACAGAGAGATATCCCGACTTTAAATTATATAAAATGATTGCGCGTTCAGTTCATAGGCATACACCGCAAAATGTATTGCTTAAACCCACCTTCGAGGCTTACAAAATAGCAAAGAAAAATATTAATAATGTTCAAGAAATATTTAATATTGATAATTTACCTATATTAGCGTGAAACCTTGCTAGGGGTTATAACTTAATACTAGCGCTTTTCTCTTTATATTATGTTTATATATTATATAACACGTCGCTATAATATATAAAAAAAGGACTTAAAAAGGCGAGCTAAAAGTCAGGGCTATTTGTAAAAGCTGATAGCGATTCTTTAGAGCCACCCATCATATGAGAAAACTTGAATTTTTCTAATAAGAACATAGTAATAGCTCCGGCTAAAAATACCACCAAACCGTCTTTAGTTATTAATTTTACCGACCTATCATCCTTTGTTATGTATTTTGTATCTATAATCTTAAATATCACATACATAATACTTATTGATAATGTAGGCACTATAAAATTCATTTATTCTATAAATATAAATGAATTTTATAAATATAACGAATTAAATACAGAAATTTTTTTATTTTTGGAAAGCTTTTTTCTCAAAATTTTTTTATTTTTGGAAAGCTTTTTCTAAAAGCTTCTTTTTATTTTGGAAAGCTTTTTTTAAAAGCTTCTTTTTATTTTGGAAAGCTTTTTTTAAAAGCTTCTTTTTATTTTTGGAAAGCTTTTTCTAAAAGCTTTTGCGAAGCTTTTTTTTGCGAAACTTTTTTCTTAAAAAAGTTTCATTTTAACTCTTCTATATCTAAAACTATACTTTCAGTATCACTTATTTCAGTATTTAAATCTAATATATCTAAATCTAATTTATCCGGGTCTTCGTTCAAATTTTGGACATCGAGCTCAAATTGAGATTTTTCTGGCTTACCAATTTTAAGCTTATAATTATTATCTGTATCTGTGTCTGGCTCTGTTTCTGTTTCCGAATCTGAGCCTAATGCATTATCAGTAATAGTGGTCGAAATGCTGTCTAACTTTTTAATAGTGCTATGCGCCTCTAATACATTAACATCATTCAAATCCTTATTTGCATTTAAAATAGTATTTTTTAAATTAATCTTGCTCTCTTCTTTCAATTTATTTGCTGTTTCTTGCTTAATTCTCTCTAACTCCTTCTTTTCTTTTGCTTTCTTGTTTTTTTCTAGCGCCTCTTTATCAGTTATTACTTCCTTTTTCTCCTCTACTTCAACATCTGTTTCTAGCGTCTCGTCTAAATACATTTGCAATATATGTTCAATCGGTATGCTGTCTCTTATTGTATTCAATATACACTCCTTAATCAATAATTCTAGTTCTCTATTGTTTTTTTGAACTTGCAGGGGCTTTATATTCTTTTCAAATAAATATATATTTACATATATTTTGCGCGCTACATTTATATACGTCTTGTGTATAAATTTATGAAGGTCTGGTATGTCAATATTTATTTTTTTCTGCTTTAAACCCACGCGAGTAGAGGTTAGCGACTTCAATTGTGTAATATGAACACACGTTATTAAATCTTCTAAATAATTGCACGCGCTAGATGTAATTATACGCTGTTTCTCATTTTCAACAATCTCTGCACTCCATTTTGGAATATTGTTTAAAAAATTTTGAAATGTCATTAAATATTTCGTTTCTTCGCTGTTTTCTAAACATACATCATAGGCTTCTGTAAATATTGACCTTAGACCCTCGATTATACACGGCGTTAGCGTATTTGTTAATCGCGCACACCACTCATTTTTAGATTCGATTATTGTTGAAAGATTAAAATCATCCATTTTTATAATTTAAAAATTTATTTTAAATTATTTATTTTAACTAAAATAAATAGTTATTTAGAATTTAGAAATTAGAATTTAGAAATTAGAAATTAGAATTTAATGCTGAAAAATCAATGACTATTGCATTGCTATAAAAATATAATATTATGTATATTAAATATTCCTCTACACGTATTTCTCTCTTGTATATATTGAAAAAAAACAAAAATTTGTAATAATCCGTCTTAAAATTAGACTTAGCTGTAAAATAATCTAACATATTATTTGCACTTAAGCCTTTATTATATATTATTGAGCTGTGCTCCAATAATAACACATTTTTCTTATAATCATTAGCATTAGCGTTCTCATTATCTTTGTCACAATCATTTTTTAATGTTTCTAGCTTAACATCTAAATTTTTTATAATTAATGAAAGCTTATTATTGATTTTATTGCTATTGCTATTGCTATTGCTATTACTATTGCTATTATATTTGAATGATTTATTAATAATATCCATATTTCTGTCATTACAATATATTTCGCTAAATCTTGATAATATTGGTTTTATTATTTTAGACTTATTCGCAGTTACTATGAAAAATTTAGTATGATTATATATTTCTATTGACCGGCGCAATGCCGACTGAGCATCAAGCGTTAAACTATCGGCATTTAATAAAATTATTGACTTGAAATTAGTAATATTTTTATGAGTAATTGTATTAGCAAAAAAACGCAAATTCTCTCTAATAAATTTAATATTGCCTTTGCCTAAGCTACAATTTAAAATTAGTGTGTTATTTTCTATATTTTCATTTGTCTTGTATATATAAATTAACAATTGCTCAAGTAATGTTTTCTTACCTACTAAATTATTGCCATATAATAATAAATTAGGTAAACTATCATTATCATATAAATCTCTCAATTTTTGTAACATTATTTAAATAATTAAAAAAATATTTAAATCAAAATATACTATTTAACATATATATTATTTAACATATATACGGCTATTTAACATATACATATATATGCTCAATCTAGTTTTCTTAGTATGCAACTTCTTAAATCTCTCAAATTATTTATTAACTAGCAATAGCAATACTATTATTCATGCTATTACTAAAGAATTGCATAGCAATAATAACAATAATAACATTATTATTAATTATGAAAGTCGCATTAAATCAAGAGAGCGCATTATTAAAAAAATACAAAAGTATAAGGTTCCATACGATATATACGGACTAAGAATTATTTATAATGATAGTAGCAATATTTATAATAGTCAATATGCATATACTATACAAAATATATTAACATCTAATTTTAATACACTAGATTTTCTATATGATGATTATATTGCTAACCCAAAAAGTAATAATTATCAAAGCATACACGTATATGTTTTAACAAATATATTAATAGAAATTCAAATAAGAAATAGCTTTATGCATAATGTTGCTATAAATGGAACCGCGTCCAATTATTATTGACGTTAAAAAACAATTACTTATTTTTATTTATTGCGTTTAATTTCAAAATATAAAATAATTAATTTAGGATTAATTAATTAATAATTTATTAAATTATAATATTATTATAATATATAAAAATATGTCGGATCTCCTTTTTAATCGCGCTACTGATAACTATGTTTTCACCGGCTCTAGACTACGCGCAGGCACAGGCAATATTAATCCTGGATTAAGATTGTCAACTGCTAGCAACGAAACTATAATTGATTTATGTAATAATGGCAATGTTGATATAAGTGCGTCCAGTGTCTTTATTAACGGATTAAAAGTTGTTACTACTTCAAATGGTGCCACAACAGCACTTACCGGATTACAACTTACTCAAAATTTAGATGTAAGCGGTGCAATAAATTCTGACGGTGGAATTCGAATTGGTTCAGGAGTTTTTGGCGGTACTATTACAAAATCTAGCAATGCTTATGAAATTATTATTGACCCGTTTGGCATTGATGGCTCAAATAGCTCTACACAAGATGCCTCAGGCAGTGTTGTGATTATGGGTGATTTAGTTGTTCGCGGTAATACCACAACAATTTATTCTACTAACGTAGACATTAGTGATGTATTATTAACTCTTGCGTCCGGTTCAACAACTGCGTTAAAGTCTAATAATGCAGGTATTCAGTTAGGCGACGGTTATGCCTCGTTGTTATATGATAGTGATATTAATAGATGGAAAACAAATATTGGACTAAATATTAGCGGTGGTGTTATTTATAGCGGAAATGTACTACCATTAAATAATACTTCGCGGCTGCCTGTTACTGCTAATACTTTTTATGTTCAAAACACAAATTCAATCATGATACAAGATCAACTATACGGTGATGTAAGCGCTAATATATGGATGGATGCAAGTGGTTATGTTGTTAGCGGTCAAATATTAAGTAATAGGTCAGTTCTTAAAATAGAAGTAAAAGTATCCTATACTGCTTCACCTGAAGCTGATCAAACTTTAGGTTTTAGAGTATTAAGGGGAACAGATAATACAGGTACAAATTATTCTCCTATAGATGTATTTACTGATATAAGTCTTGGTACAAATATGGGTGTCACATTAAATGGCATATATTACGGATCATATTATCTTGATCTTAATGGTTCTACAATTTACAATCCACAATATTTCAAACTACAATTTAGAAGAGATTGTCCTCCAAATGATAACATTTCAACACCATTTGGTATTAGAGGGTCTACTAGCAATTACTTTTCAATGCAAGAACTTTACAAACCCGAATCTTAATAACACTTATAAAATAACTTATAAAATAAAATAAAACAATAAAACAAAATAAAACAATAAAATAAAATAAAAAACAATAAAACAATAAAACAATAAAATAAAATAAAAAACAATAAAATAATAAAAATTAAATTAATTAAATTAAACAATTAACGAAACAATTAATATATTAATACAAATATTATTATAAATAAATAATGATAATTTTATTTAGAATAATTTTTATTTATGAGTGAAGCTATTCTTTTGGAAAGTGTTCCACAATATCCCGATTTCGATATAAATGGAACAGTTAAAACCGCCACTGAGTTAGGTTTACAAATAAATGATTTCGTTACCTATTCTCAAGATGCAGAAAATAAATTAAATTGCAGTATTGTCGACGATAGCACAGGAACAGTAAGAAGATTTAAACTTATTAAGTTAGAACAACCATATAATACTGAAGCCATTAACTATGGAGCATCTTGGTATAAATTAGATTCCTCTTCCAAAAATATTTTAGAAGATTCGTTAAGCTACGATTATAAATCTTATTATGACATTTCAAATGGAAATTCGCTCGTATATCCATATTTATTTGAAGTTTTTACAGAATTTTCATTAAGAAATGCGGTTAATTTACATAGCTTACCATATGGAAGTCAAGGTGGCAGTTGGAGCTATAATCATGCAAACGGAATATTAGCATTTAGCGCCTTTAACAATTTAGCAGCGCAAAATTTATATAATGGGATTTATGTAATAAATGACACTAATAAACCCGTATTAAATGTCTACAAATATATTGGCAGAAAAAGCATTTCTAATTTGACAAATCAAATCACTTCTATTGTCGGCTCATACAATAATACTTTAGAATTGCTATTAACATACATTAGCAACCAAACGCGAAGCATTTATAGATTAGAAGAGCTTATTACTAATAATTCTGTGTCTGTTATAAATAATATTAATAAATCACTATTTAGCTCTAATACTTTTTTAACATCTACAAGCATAACGCAAGATTTAAGCGCTGCACTATTTAGCACAATTAATGTAAGTAATAATAGAGCAGTTATTGTTGATGTTAATTTTTCATTATATTGTTGTAGCGCTTATAATGAACGAATAACTATTGAATTATGGAGAGATGCAAGCATGATTGTGCAAAGCATAAACTTGGGTTCTGTTAATGCAACAGGAGGCATAACAATCCCTTATAGTTTAACATATTTAGATGAAAATTTGAGCGCAGGTCTCAAAACATACTATATAAAATATACATTAGAAAATAATGCTGGCTCTCACGAACAAGGTATTATAAATGTTAAAACTGCTGAAATTGCTGGTTCAAGTAATATTATATTGCGAGAGATTGCAAACATAGCTAAGTATTCCAATAAAGCACTATTTGAAACCTCCCATTTTACAACAACCACGTCCGCTATGCAAGACTTGAGCGCAAGCCTTTATAATACTATTGATGTATTTGATAGCAACGTACAAGTTAATATTAATCTCAATTTATATTGCTGTTATGGGTTTAATGAACGAATAACTATTGAAGTGTGGAGAGATGCAAGCATGATTTCGCAAAGCAACGAATTAGGAACAATAAATGCAACTGGAGGCTTAACCATACCATACAATTTCAATTATTTAGATAAAAATTTGGCAAATGGACCCAAAAAATATTACTTAAAATATAAATTAGAAAATAATCTTCATAATCAAGAGCAAGGTATTATAAATCTTAATACTCCTAATTCGAGCGGTTCAGGAAATATAGTGTTGGCAAATGTGTCAAATGCTACTTCTAATTCATTAAATATAAGTGTGGGCGATTCATTATCGCTCATTAATATTAATACTACTGTAATAACAACCGAAAACAATAGCTTTACAACCAATACAAATTTATTACAAGATTTAAGTGCGTCGTTATATAATACTATTGATATTTATAATAATAGCCCCGTTTTAGTAGATGTTCATTTTAGTTTATTGTGTTGTTACTCTTTTGAAGAGCGAATAACTATTGAACTGTGGAGAGATTCAGTCTTAATCTCTCGAAATTCAAATATAGGAACAACAAACGCAACAGGTGGGTTTAGAAGCAATTATAGATTGTCCTTTGTAGATGAAAATACTAGCAACGGAACCAATAAATATTATATAAAATATAAATTAGAAAATAATACTAGCATGCAAGAACAAGGTATTACAAATATTAATATAACTTTATTGTCTGGTTCTTCAAATATATTATTAAGAAAATTATAAAGAAAACATTTTTTGCATTTTTTAAAAACTTTTAGGAAACTTTTAGAAAAACTTTTAGGAAACTTTTAGAAAAACTTTTAGGAATATTTTTAATTAATTAATTAATTAAATTACTTCAATTAATTAATTTAATGAGTTATAATTTAAAAAAAAAATTCGTTTTTATTTATATAAAAACAGTTTGAATGCCGGACCTCATTTTCAATCGCCCGACCGACAATTATGTGTATTCCGGTTCTAAAGTACGCGCAGGAGACACTAGCACTAAATTAACTCTTGCATCGACAGCTGGTCAATCAGTTATTGATTTATGCAATAATAGCAACATTGATATTAGCGCCAGCACTCTCTTTCTTAACGGCCAAATTATAAGTGAAGGCGGTATTCAAGTCGGATCAGGAATATACGGTGGTACAATTACTAAATCTAGCAATGCTTATGAAATTATTATTGACCCGTTCGGTGTTGATGGTTCAAATAGCACAACACAAGATGCCTCCGGAACAGTTGTAATTATGGGTGATTTAATTGTTCGTGGTAATACTACAACCGTTTACTCTACCAATGTTGACATTAGTGATGTATTATTAACTCTTGCTTCTGGTTCAACATTTACATCAATCACCGATGAGGATAAAGCCGGTATTCAGTTAGGTAATGGATATGCTAACTTTGTATATAACAAAACTGATAATAGATGGACTACAAGTGTTGGTCTAACTATTAGCGGTGGTTTAACAGTTACAGAAGCAGTAAGTAATGCCAATAAAATCACAGGTTATGCTGGTATTGATTTTTCGGCAAATGTACTACCATTAACTAATGCTTCACAGCTCCCTGTTACAATGAGCACTTTTACTTTGAAAACAGCCGCTCTTTCAGCAGCTATTGGTGATGTAAGCAATACATGGATTGATGCTCCTGGTTACATTGTTTCGAGAGTTGTATTAAGTGCTAATTCATACATTAAAATGGAATTTAAAGTTAACTATACTTCATCGCCAGAAGCGGACCAAACTTTAAGTTTCCAAGTACTAAAGAGTATAACAGGAAGCGCAGGAACTTATGTGCCTGTATTTTCTGATATAAGTTTAGGTTCAAATATGGGAGTTACATTTAACAATGTGTATTACGGCGCATTCATAGATGACCTTGCTGGTGCCACCTTCTCGCCTGCGCTCACCGTATTTTACAAACTACAGTTTAGAAGAGATTGCCCATCATATGATACTATATCTACTCCATTCGGTATTGTAGCATCATCTGGTAATTACATTTCATTGCAAGAACTTTACGAACCTACTGCTTAATAACATTTATAAAAAGTTATAAAAATAACATATTAATAAAACATTATTAATTTAATAATACTAATACTAATATATATATAAAAAATATATATTAATGTTATAATAGTTTAATGTCAACAACTAGTATTACTTCTGGAACAGATTTTATAGGTAAAACTTTAATTATTGGTTCCACAGGTACTAGCAACACTGACTATGCAAGAGTTGTTGAATTTAATAATAATACAACAGGTACTTATTTAGGCGTCATGTTTTCTGCTACAAACAAACAACCTTGGTTTACTTTTAGACCTCTTGGACAGGGATTTACTGAACCTATAATGCCTTGGACTTCATATATTAATGAATATTATATATATGTATTTAGTTTTATATCGAATATTCAAGTTAAATATAATATTTATGAATATAATGGCGCTTCTACTATTGTTAGTAAAGGTACAATAGGTACATATACCGCTGCTAGCGCTTTTTTACAACATTTAACTCAGTTTTGGTTAGGAAGAAATATATGGACCAATGATTTTTATAACGGTAGATATAATAAAGTAGCTTTATATAATGGTGATTTATTTGCTGATGCAAATATACTTTCAACGCTATTAACTCTAGTAACCTCAACACAAACAAATATTATTAATAATTCTACTACATATACATTTAGAGCGTTAGGAACTAATTTTTTAGGTGTAGTTGTTAATATATTAAATTATAATACTACAACAGGTTCTGATGTATCAAATACATCTATTACATTAAATGGAACCGGTGGTACATCTGGTGGTTATTTAAATATAATAGGTTCATATTTAGAAACAGCACCCAATGCACCTACAGACGTAACAGCAAGTGCAGGTAATACTCAAGCTGTTATAAATTGGATTGCATCTACAAATAATGGTGGTTCAGCTATAACAAGTTATACTGTAACAAGTAGTCC